TTCACGCGAAGACACTCTGGGAAAAGCTGTTGAAGTACTGTGATCGGTTGCGGGAAGTGAAGAAAATGCATGTACACTTTACGGTTCATGCAACAGTTAGAACAGTTCAGGACCCGTTGGTTGAACCCTATGACGAGATCACCATGGACCTCGATAAACGGGCAAATGCGTTGTTCCAGCACTGGGCCGATTCTGTGATTCTGTGTGCGTTGGACACCACGGTGGTGAAGAAGGATGCAGGGTTCGGGAAGACTCGTGCGCGGGCACATTTCGGAGAACGGGTCGGAATATGCCACCCCACACCGGGGGCCGCCGTAAAGAATCGGTTTCAGATCAAGGAACAGTTCCCGTTGAAGTTTTCGGAGTTCTGGAGCCGTGTTGAAGCAAGCAGGAAGTAAGGGACAAGCTCACCCCGCGTGAATCTGTCAAACACCACACAGATTCAGGTGCAGAGTGTATAGGACCAGAGGTGCCGCGGTTGGCTCTCCATAAGGCTGACCCATCTACACCTCCCTATATAGCTAACCGATAGCCAAGGTCACTAGGGGTGAGTGCAACGGTGTACAAATAACCTAAATACAGGAAGCACAAATGACATGGAAGCAATTTGGAACAGATGACGCAGCAGAGGCCGCATCAAAATCATACGATGATGTTGTAGTCCCAGTAGGAAAATGGAGGGCACTTGTAGATGACATCTACGAGGTGAAAAAAGACGGGGAACACTACTACTGTAAGTTCTCAGGGGAACGTAAGGCCCTTATGAAACTTGAGGTGATTGAAGGCCCTGGTCAAGGAGGAGTCTTCTGGCAAAATCTTTTTATATTCCCAGAAAACTCTGAGAAACAAGCAACACGCTCTCTTTCGTTTCTCCATAACCTGTGTGTTTCAATAGGATACACGGGGCCGATTAAAAAGGAGGTATTTATCGGAAAGATTACAACCCTCGAAGTCTATCCTAAGAAAAAGGGGGATGGGAATACCTTCAGAATCTACATTCCTGATACTAAAAAAGGTGGGGAGGGAGAAGTCGCAGAGAGTCCTACACCTGTACGGGTTCCTGTACAGGGGGAAACAGAAGGGAAACCTCCAGTATCAGATGAGATCCCTTTCTAAATGATCCAATATCACGGCTCCCCCCTTTCGGGGGATGCCGAACAACAGATTAATTTTTACAGGGGGAGACACGTCTTGGTTTCTTATGCAACCTATAGAGATATGCATACGGTTATAACGGATGTCTGTTCATCTTTCTGTTTAGATAATGGGGCATACTCATTCTGGAAAAGTGGAACTGAAATTTCATGGAAGGACTTTTATCTCTGGTTGGATAAATGGGTCAGCCACCCGAAGTTTGATTTTTTCTTCATACCTGATGTTATCGGTCAGGATAAGGAGAATGAGAATAATCAATTAGTCGCAGGTTGCCCTGTTAAATTCGATAAAAAGCATTTTGCGTGTCCTGTTTACCATCTAGGTGAATCACTAAAAAGAATAGATTTTTTCCATGAGTTGGGGTATCGCAGATTTGCCGTAGGAAGCACCCCTGGTTTTGAGTTAAAGAGCCTCATGTTCTGGAATGATATGCGGAAGGTTTTCGACCATATTTGTGAAAACGGGGTTCCTAAATTCAAGGTCCACGGGTTGCGGATGCTCGACCCAGAGATTGTTGAGGCGTTTCCTTTTAGTTCAGGGGATTCGACTAATGCAACCCTAGAATCCACATTCGATTATAAGTGGTTAAAATATCCGTATGCTCCTGAATCCAAATCAGGAAGAGCAGCATTAGTTGCGGATAAAATGGCAAGGTCACAATCACCATCCTTTTATAAAAACAAACCCGTACAGATGGAGTTAATATGATTTATATAGTGGTGTATCTAGTTGCAATTGTTGCCGCAAATTTAATGATAATCTGGTTGGGTCCTGTAATTTCAATTTTCAATGCATTCTTATTAATTGGACTGGATTTGACACTACGTGACAAGTTGCATGACTTGTGGGACGGTGAGGGGTTATGGTGGAAGATGTTGCTATTAATTTGCGGAGGCTCAGGAATAACCATTGTCCTTAATTATGATGCCCTTCATATTGCGATAGCTTCTGCAACCGCATTCCTTGCATCAGGTATTGGGGATTCAGTCACCTATCAGGCATTACGGGGTAAAACTTTTCAGGTAAAAGTTAACGCCAGTAATGTGACTGGATCATTAATTGACTCTATCGTTTTCCCCGTAATGGCATTTGGGTATCCACCCTTATGGGGGATCGTACTAGGCCAATTTTTAGCAAAAATTTCAGGAGGTGCAATATGGGCATATCTTCTAGTGAGACTAGAGAAGAAATAGAACCAGTGTGTGTGATAAAATTAGGCCGGGAGATGAGACTAGCTCAGAAGAAATACTTTAAGAGCAGGTCAAGTGAGGATCTCCAGAGAGCAAAAGAACTAGAGCGGGAGTTTGATATTGCGGTGTCTCCGCAGATCAACCTCTTTGCCTAACGGATTGCCCAGTGATTTCATTTGTCTTTCAATTATTGTTTCTTTCATAATAAAGCTCTAGGATTCGACACCCTAAGATGGGCTGTGGTGTATGTGCGACAGAAAGGCTTCGATTCACAGCGGGAAGGGCAATAGACAGGCGAGGGTTACCTCAATGGCCCTCGTCTATTCATTAACTTAAATACAGGGAAGATTATGCTTCAAGAGCAAGCATCGGTAAAAGCAAGGGTCGGAATGGTTAACAGGGCAAGCACGCAAAGTCAGATTATAAGGTACACGGACGTTGATAGTGGTGCCTATCTTACTGCTGAATGGGTGAAGATTACGCCTGAAATAGCTGAAAGGATGTTACATGAAACAGAAAAGTCCGGGTTTAAAAATAGACGATTAAAACCGTGGAAGGTTGAACAGTACGCTCGGGATCTCCATAACAATGCATGGAGGGTGACAAATCAGGCATTGGGCGTCCTGAGTAATGGAGCAGTAATAGATGGCCAGCACCGACTCCATGCAATTAAAAAATCCAAGGTTTCAGTTGTGATTCTGGTCGTAAAGGGGTTAGGAATCGATTCATTTCCGTTTATAGATATAGGAGTCCCACGGTCATTGTCAGACACCTTCAGGCTGGAAGAACGGAAAAACTGTGCCCAGTTAGCCGCAGTTGGGAAGTTTCTTGCCCACTTCCTGAATGGTACATTCCCAGACGGTGGGTATAATAGGCCGACTAATCAGGAGTGTATTATTGCTCTGGAGTCCTTTCCAGAGGTCACAGAATGGGTAGATAGATTCAAGGGGACCCCACACTCCAACCGTTATGTTCGAGTCCCGATAGCCGCTGGGACGGTAACAGTAGCCCGTCTAAATATGCCTGAGATCCCAAAACAAAAATACATCGACTTCTGGGATGAACTCACGGAACGGAAACTCCCTGATACATTGGCTAGTCCTGTGATTGCGTACAGGAGGAGATTCGGCACACCTGAAGATCGTAGGAAGTTTACGGTTGCCGATCAGCAGAGGGCATTCTCGTGGGCGTTACAGCACTATCTGGACGGTCACAAGGTGAAGAAATTTGTAATTCCAAAACAACTCCCTGACTTTTTAAGATAGGGCCGCCTAATCGGTGTGAGTCCCATGGATGGGAATCTGAGGGCCATGGATGGTCCTCTCACCTGCTGATGGAAACAAAAATCTATCTACCTTGGCCCGTCTCTGTTAACGAGTATTATAAACGGGCAGGGTATCGTATCTATCTTAGTCCGAAAGGCCGGGCATACAAGAAGGTGGTTGCGGAGTACTTCAAGGACCGGGAGATTCCTGTGTATCCCACGGAGCGTCTGGAATTAGATATTCTGTATCACCCACCTGATCGGAGGGAGAAACGAGATGTCGATAATTTCAGCAAATGCTGTCTGGACTCACTGATCGGGTTCCTATACTCGGATGACTCTCAGGTGAAGAAACTACATCAGGAGATGCTGACAGATACTCCCGTGAAAAAGGGGAAGGTTGAAATTACTGCAAAGTATTATGTAAGAGAACTTAATCTGGAGATTAAAGATGGTGACAAAACTGGAAGATGTGAAGAGGAAGAAGAGACTGGAGAAGCATAGGGCTGACCCACCTAAGACGGGTGATCCTTATACGGACGTATTGAATAAGTTAAGTAAGAGGTTGATCCAATACCATGATATACAGGAAAAACTTCTGATTAAAGTACAGGAACTGGAGGTGAGACTTGATGAGAATGAATTCCCAGTGTTGGGAGACCCAATCTCTGGAATCCACTTCACGAGGGAAGGCCCTATGGATGCCGCGACATGGTTGGCACAGGAGCAGGAAAGGTACTTAAAGGGTGTAGAAAAAGTGGAGGAACCAGAACAGGCAGAACTTGGAGAAACATCCGATTGAAGAGGCGGTTGGTTATTTTCTCCATGCCTGTACGTCAGGACTATGGGGAAAGGATCGCGCGGAGTTAAAGCCAGAAGTGCAGGGGGCACTTTTAGAACTAGAGAGTAGATTATCTGTGCTATTAGAAGAATTCAGGGATGATAAGCAATGCAAGAAACCGCAAGATACGGATATGAAAGCAGAGAAGGAGTAGTACACTACTATAAAATCA